GAAGTGCTTCACCTCTGAGCTTCAGGTAATGATTAAGAAGCTCTTGAACCGCTAAAGAGAATCTGACTTCTTTTTGTTTATCTCCTTTTGCGGTTATAGTGGCAGTTCAGCCTAGCACTTGATATACTTTTAGACTGAGAATTTCAGCAAGCCTAAGTCCTGTAGTGAATCCAATAAGCACTATAAGTTTAAGTCTTGTTCTATTGATCTCGTATTTTTCCGTTTTATCGATTGCTTGCACAATCTTATACAGCTCAGGAAGTGTAAAATAATCCATTCTCTTACTTTTAGCTGGAGGTGTTCTGATAATCGTTGGATCAAGTCAGATTCAGTATTTATATCTCGTAAAAATGAGAAAATTCTTGATAGTTTGGAGCTTTTCTTCGATAGTTTTTTGGGATAAGCGATTAGTTTTTCAGAAATATCTGGAGGTTCTAGGAACAGGCATACGAAGATAGTAATTTTTATACTCTTCAATTAAACGTGTTGATATAAAATCTACCTCGTCTACTCCCCTCTTTTTTGCAAAATCTGCGAATTTTGTAAACTCTCTTTCAAATCTTTTTAGGGTAAGCGTTTTGTATAAATCAGCTTCATAAAATCTAATAAACTCTTGAATCAGTGTTTGTGTGATTTTCATTTTAATATACAAAAAAAGTAAAACCAGTATAATAGCCTTACTTTTTTTATTGTGCATAAAGAGTATAATCCAAAATACAAAAAAGTCAAAAAAAGCTGATTTTTTAGCAAAAAAGGCTTGAAAATCAGTATTTTTCTGTTATAATTTAGTTGCACAATAAAACCAATTTGATATTGGAGGTTATTCCGGAATGTTTTTTAATTTCGGAATTTTTCGTAAATGAAAAAAAAGAAAACAGCCTGACCCACGAGATCAAAACTCGTCCAAAAACTGGATCAGGTTTTTTCTGTATATGTAAGATTATCAGTAGCAGATAAGGAGTGAATGATGACCTGTCCCCTCTGTTGAGCTAGAGTCCATTGGACAAAGGCTCAGAACATGCACTTCATCAAGAGATCAGTGTATAAGTATAGACGAGATGAAAAGAACTGCCACGCAGGTTGTGTAAAGTGCAATGTAATACTACATGGGAACTACATCGTCTATACTCGCCGGATGCAAAGAAAGTATGGGGAGATTCTCGTGGATGAGATGATCAACGATAAGCAAATTATGAAAATCGCTACAAGCTCGCTACAAGAGATGATAGAAAAATATCAAGTCTTAGTAGATGAATTAAGAGTAGTGAAAGGGCTATAAAAAACCAAGATTAAGATTTAGGTATTCTAGGTTGTATAAGCACATTATAAAAAGCTCTTTGTACCTCTGCGATTCTATCGACAACATCTATGAGCTTCTCATAATTCGTTATAAAATATCTAAACTTTTCAGAAGACACATATTCTTCACCAGGTTTTGTCTGCTGAAGCTCGTGGATGATCTCTTTTAACTCACCCATTTGTAGACCATGTATTATTTTATCTCATCATATATATTCAGATGAAGTATTCGTTAACTGAATTATTGAGCTTTCTAGCTTGTCTATTCTCTGTTGTTGCTGCGATATTAGTCCGAATGTTGAGAATATCGTTGCTAAGCTAGCAACAAAAGAAGTAATTGAAAAAACATTAACTCGCTTCATGGGTTGATATTAAGAAGTAAACAAGGGAACTATATACAAAGTATCAAAAAAAACAACGAAATCAGATTTTTTATCTTTTTTGTACCTCCAGCATGAAGGAACGGATAATCTCACTTCTTACGGAATGGATAGAAAATAAGTATGAGCGGATAGGATGCCTAGAACATGATAAGTGCTGGTATCAATATAATTACAGATACTGAAGCTATAAATCAGTATCAGAGAGTGCTCTCCAGAGAGCTAATAGATGAATAAAAATCCTCAAAAAAGATATCGAGAGATTGGAGAGATGGATTGACTGGCTAGAGAGATTTGGGCTGTAGTTTTTTTTATATTTTATTTTCTGATATATGGCAAAAAAGCAGAACAAGACCACAAAAGAGAAAAGTGCCATTAAAAAGAAACGATCCTCTCTCCAAAAGGATCAAGAGAAGAAGTGAGGCATTTTTTTAGGCAGACCAGAGAAGTTCAAGAGTCCTGAAGAATTGAGAACGCTCTTTAATTGCTACCTAGCGAGTTGCCAAGAGCTCGTAAAAGTTCCGAAAGAAGTTCCGAAAGAAACTTATGATAGGACAAATATCCGTTTTTGACCAAAAACACAAAAAATCTCTGAAAATATCCTTGTCACTAGTTTCACCATATCGGAACAGCGGAAACGAACGAAAGTTCCGACAAAATTAGGCTTCTATCTTTTTTTGGGTGGAATGAGCCACTCAACTCGGAAATCATACGAGATAAGGGAGGACTTTTTGGCAACGGTAGAGGCGATTAACAATTTCTTTGAATGGATACTAGAGAGCTGAGGGCTGGAATGAACAATCAATCCCCAGATGGTGCAGTTCGTGTTGAATACGAGTTATGGAAGAAATCCGAAACAACTACAGGAGAATATGGAATATAGTTTTACATGAATAGAGATTTCTGATGTCACACCAGAGGATACTGAAGCCTAAGTTCACCCAAAAACAAAAAGAACTCCGAAAAGCTTTTAATGATAGGGGAATTACAGAGATCCTCTATGGCTGAGGTGCAAGATGAGGAAAATCACGAGGGGTCTGCGAGATCATTAACCTCACTTGTATTGCTAAACCGTGAATTGTGTGGTTAGTGGGGCGTAGTGAATGGGACGACCTTAGGAAAACTACTCTTGCAACGTTAATAAAAGTGCTGAATAAGCACGGTATGCAGCAAGGTAGAGAGTATAATCTGAATTTACAAACTAAGGAGTTAACATTTTATAATGGCTCAAAAGTGCTTTTTGTTCCACTCAAGCAACAACCCTCAGATCCTGAGTTCAACTGGTTGGGATCGTATGAGATCACTTATGGTTTTATAGATGAGGTACAGCAGGTTGTCCGTAAAGCTATTGATATTATTCTGAGTAGATGCACGGAAAAAATTAAAGAATATGACCTTGTCTGAAAGATCATCATGACGTGTAATCCAATGAAGTGCCATCTCTACAATGACTTTATTAAGCCACAGAGAGAGGGGATATTGCCAAGAGATAGAATCTTTATTCCCTCACTCTACAAAGATAATCCCTTCATAGACCACAAAAAATATGAGGACAACCTCAAAAGAGCGGACAAAATCACTAAGGAGAGGCTCCTTCATGGGAACTGGGACTATGACGACGACCCTACAAAGCTCTATGAGTATGACGATATTTGTGATCTGTTTACCAATAGCGGAGAAAGTGGTCAGCATTATATTACTTGTGATATTGCAAGGTTAGGAAATGATCACACTGTAGCGATTGTATGGGATGGTTGGATTGGAAGGATATTTTCCTACAAAAAAAAGAGAACGACCGAAACGGCGAAAGTTCTCCAAGGACTCCAGCAGCAATACAAAGTCAAAAATTCTGATACAATCTGCGATGAAGACTGAGTCGGTGGCGGTGTCGTAGATCAGCTCGGTTGTAAAGGGTTTGTGAATAATTCTAGTCCAATCCTCACTCCTGAAGAAAAACAGATTAGAAACTACAAGAACATGAAAGACCAGTGTTACTTCGAATTACAACAAATTATAGAAAGCTGAAAGATGCAACTGATCGTGATGAATAGTGATGATAAGGAATTGATCATTGAAGAGCTTGATGTCGTAAAACAAAAAAATCCTGATAAATGAGGAAAATTGCAGATATTGAGCAAGGAAGAAGTCAAGCTGCTTATCGGTCGTAGTCCTGACTTCTCAGATACTATAGCTATGAGGATGCGATTTGAACTTAACAGGACTCCGGAAGTAGCTATTTATTTTATATAGTGGGTAAAATGCTTAATAATCCTCTCTACCGAGAACCTAAACCACCTGAAGGGCGACCAATCGGAAGGCAAGAGCTTTTTTACAAACAGAGTTTTAAGCTCCAATGTTTTATTTTTATGAAATATAGAGAAATGCTCCCTAAAAGACTGATACAGAAATTTCTCTTTATCAATTCTGAACATACATACTATAAGCTTGATAAAAAGGCAAAAGCACTAGTTAAGCAAGCGTACTTTACTACTGCAAAAATGCAGTAAACTTGCCGTGATTTTTTGATTTTCTGACTTGTCTTACTACAACTACCGTGAGATAAAGTCAGAATTTTTATTTTTTATTAAAAAAAATGACAATTTTTACAGGGAAAAAGGTTTGAGTTGGTGTAGGGCTTGAATCCACTAGAGGACAAAAGGCTACTATTGCTTATTGGATGCCATGGACTGACAATACTTTTGTAGATAAGGCGAATATGGAGTCGGAAGCTGGTGTGGTAGATACACTAATGGACTCTATCGGCTCAGAGGTAACTAAGCAACGAGCTGAGGGGACAATCGGAGGACAAGTCTATCCCAATGGGATCGGGTTCTTTTTGTAGGGTTTGCTTGGCGCAGTAGCAACCACCGCAAAAGCTCCAGCTTATGAGCATACCTTTACACTCCTAGAGAGCAATACGCATCCGACATTAACCATTGGAACAAGTTCACCTCTAGGTTCTAGCAGTTATCCGCTCGCAATGATCGAGTCAATGGACTTGAATGCGGAAGTAGGGGGAAAATTAACCGTAAGCGTGAAACTCAGAAGTAAAAAGGGAGAAACCGCTACGCATACCGTCCAGTATCAAGATGAAAAGTGATTTGTGGCAAATATGCTCAAAGTCTTTTTGGCAGATACAGTCGCAAAGCTCAATGCAGCTCAAAATATCTGTTTGCAGAGCATAACACTTTCAATCTCTAAAGAGATTAAAGATATTGAATGTCTCTCAAGCATTGATCCTATTGACTATATCAACGCAGGAGTAAGTATTGAAGGAAGTATGGAAATGATCTTTGAGGATAATACTTATAAAGACTTATTCCTTAACGGAACTCCAAAAGCTTTCAGAATGATTGCAGAAGATACTAAGCATCCAATCAATGGTTCTCAGAATAACACTTTGCAGATCGATCTGAGTAAGGTGCAGTTTA